CTAACAGCAAGTTACGCATATATCTTTGGACCAAGTGCGTTTGATGCAGCTGATGCTGCTATAACCGCAGGCGCTGGTGGTGGTGCTGATGTAAGTAGTTGGGGAACACTAGAAGATGTTGGTTCAGCAACTGATGCGGCAGAAGGTGGTAGTGATCCAGTTATCACATATAGTGAACCTGTTGTAGATACAGACTTACCAGTACTAACACAAACACAAACTACACATGATAGCAGTACAGCAGACGGTGTACAAACTATTGCTCGTGAAACAACTACAATCGTTACAACACCAATGGAAATTATTACATATACAGATGGTGTAGAAACAAGTAGAGCAAGCACAGATAGTTCGGTTGTAACAACTGTAACAGATCCAGGTTCGTTTGTAGGTCGTATGGATCAAGCGGATCAAATGCTAGGACTAAATGCACACAGAAACTTAGGTATTGGCAGTGGCATTAGCGGAGGACGTATTAGTCACAGTATGGGTAATGGCTATAGTGCTGAATCAGATGTATTAAGTTTAGGTGGCCGCTTAACATTAGAAAATGCAATGAGTATTGGCGCAGGACTAAACCGTGTAACAACAACTATGTCAGGTGATAATTCATCAGGATCAATGGAAAGCATTGTATTAAGTGCAGAAGCAAGCAAACATATTGATGGTCGTGACGTTACTGTTAGTGGCTCTGTTAATACAGCAAGTAATGAATTGTCATATAACAGAACAATTGGCGATTTTAGTGCAGCAGGCGAAGCTTCAGGTAGAGATAGTTGGGGTAATATTACTATTGAAAAGTCAACAGGTAGTGTACGTCCATTTGCTGGTTATACAATTGGTTCAAATGGAATGGATTCATTTACTGAAACCGGTGATGTTCAAGCAGTATTAACACACGATGCAAAAGACGATTCATATCGTTATGCCACTATTGGTTTAAATGTTGACACTGGACTATTAACAGCAACGTTTGCAAGGGACTTTGACGATGCAGAAACAATGCGTGTAGGCGTAGCAATCGACAAAGCAATTAACGAGCGTATTAGTTTTAATGCAAGTGCAAATAGAACTATGGCAGGCGATAATACTAGTACACATATTACAGCTGGACTTAAAATTAACTTTTAATCTAATCACTCTCCTCAATTATAACGGTATTTAACTTAAATAAATACCGTTATAGGAGAGATAGAATGAAATATTTAATTATGACAGTATTGCTGTCTATGTCTTTACCTGCATGGGCAAACAACACAGCAACAAAGGCATGCTTAAATCAAACAGGATACTCAATTGAAAATTTTGATACATTTGATTGGAACAAAGCAGCCGCTTGTGCTAGCAAAGCAAGACAAGAAAAACGTGAAGTAGAACTAGCAGAACTAAGAGACTTTCTTAAACATAATCCACGTTATCGTGTACCAGGACAAAGTTTAAATCGTTGTTGGGGCAAGCCACGTGAAATGCCGTTTGAAAGCAGTTATATTAAAATAACTGGTAATAGTTTTGAAGCAGGCGTAAACTATAAAGACAAACTACCTGCTGGTTGCTATGAAAATGCACCATGGGATAACCGTGATGCTAAAAAATAGTTTAATTGTATTAGTTTTAATTTTTATTATTGTTAGAGTTACAGTATATTATGATTCCGATAGTCGTAATTATTGGGAAAGTGTTGGACCTGCATGGGACCGTATGCTAAATCCAAATAAATACGAAGAACAATCGGAGTAGCCAATGAAAAAAATATTATTAAGCCCTGTGTGGAGTGTAATTACACTTCTTCTATTAACTTATTTGACAGCAATTAATCCAAGTCTTTTAGAAAGTTTAAGGCTACGTTATTTCGATCAACTTATTGTTAATCAAGAACCAGTAGAAAATAATGTATACACAGTCAATATAGATGAAGCAGCACTCGAAAAGTACGGACAATGGCCGTGGCCCAGAGGTGATTATGCAGATTTAATTATTGATTTATACAATAGAGGTGCAGGCTTAGTAGTTTTTAATGTATTAATGGCTGAACCAGACCGTGCTGGAGAAGACGAAGAACTTGCATTGACAATGCAACAACTACCTGTTATATTAAATATGCTCGGAGCCGAGGAAAGCAAAAATGAAGCAATTAATCCAGGCGCTACTATTATTAACAGTGACTATATTAGTCTTATACCTAGCGTTCCGGGAACCATCAGCAATATACCAGATATTGAATACTCCGCAGTTGGTAGTGGAATAGTAGATACATTCCCAGAGCAAGACGGTGTAACACGTAGATTACCACTTGTTGTTGAAAGTAACGGAACATTGTATCCAGGTGTTACAATGGAAGTGCTACGTGTTATAGCAGGTGATCCAAGTTTCCAAATTAAACTAAACGAGTTTGGCGTAGACAAACTACGTATACCACAGTTTGGTCCTATACAAACAGATGAACTAGGTCGTGTATGGATTGACTGGAGTCAAAAGAATAAATCATACAGTGTAATGAACTTGCCTGACGATTTTGAAGGCGGAATTGTATTTGTAGGTCCAACTGCAGCAGGTATTGGACAGCCAGTTGCTACTGCAGCAGGTAGTATTTTCCCACATGAAATACATGCAACAGTATTAGGCACAGTGTTTAATGAATCAAACATTGAAAGACCTGGATGGGCAACTGATGCAGAACTGTTTGGCTTTTTAGTTGCTGGTTTATTAATTATTGTACTTGCTCGTTGGACATATGTTGGCATTGCAGTGTTCGTTATAGCAGTTGCCGGCGGAGTTATCGGTAGCATATATAGTTTTAATAACTACAATTATTTGGTTGACGGCGCAACATCTAGTGCATTTTTAGTGCTCGTAGGACTTACACGCTATATTGTTAAGTTCTTAGATGAATTTTTACAAAAACAAGCAATTAAGAAACAGTTTGCAGGATATGCAAGTCCTACAGTTGTTAAATTGCTACAAGAAAATCCAGACTTAGTTAAAAAAGGTATAAAGAAAGACGTAAGTATTGTTTTCTCAGACTTGCGTGGCTTTACACCACTTGGAGAATCATTTGGCGATGATGTTGCAGGACTTACACGTATTATGAACGGATATATGGATGCTATTACAGAGCCTGTACTAGATGCAGATGGTATGATTATCAAGTATATAGGTGATGCTAGTATGCACATTCACAATGCGCCAATAGATGATGAGCAACATGCACGTACAGCCGTGCAATGTGGCTTAGATATGTTAAAAGCAGTGGAGAAATTCAATGAAGAAGTTATTATACCAGAAGGGAGGCCACCTGTCGGCATGGGGGCTGGTATTAATACTGGTCTTGGGTACATTGGTGAAATGGGGTCTACTAAGCGTCACAGTTATGATGTACTCGGGGACGCAGTAAGCACAGCCGCACGTGTTGAATCTAAGTGTAAAGAATATGGATGCTTGTTACTTGTCGGTGAAGCAACGTACGAAGCAACTAAAGATGACTTCTTTTACTTAAAAGTTGACGACTTACAAGTTAAAGGTAAAAGTGTAGGCTTATCAATATACACAGTGTTAGATGATATGAAGCCTGCTTGGAAAGTAGCACAACGTAAGCACACAGAAATGCATGATATGTATCGTGCAAAAGAGTTTGACAAAGCTATAGAAGAGTGTAAACTTTTATATAATCTGTTTGATGGTAAAATGTCAAAATATTATGACATGTGGATAGAGCGTTGCGAGTATATGCTTACACAAGATTTACCAGATGACTGGAACGGAGTGTTCATAGCAACAAGTAAGTAATGTTAAACTATTTTAAAAATTTATTAGGTACTATATCGCCTGAAGAAAAACGTACAACAGATGACATCAATGTAATTTGGTGTCATGGTGCAAACCAAACAAGTCTTAGTTTTAAGTATTTGCAAACTAGAACACAATTTCCAAATGAAATAATGGTAAACTATTCTAGTATGAATCGTTTCTATGACAACCTAGAAATGATTGCTGATACCTGTAAAGGCAAAGGACCGCACTTTGTTATAGGACATAGCATGGGCGGATTGTATGCACTACACTTAACCAAATATGTCAGAGTAGTAGGCGGTATTAGTATAAGCACACCGTTTAGAGGTAGCAGTACAGCAGATTGGGCAAAGTATATTGTGCCAAGTTATCCACTGTTCAAAGATATCGGACGTAAAAGCGATCCAATTAAAGAAGCTAATGAAATAAAATTAGATATACCATGGACACAAATAGTTACTACAGCAGGTTCAGTACCTTATCACAATGGACCAAATGATGGAGTTTGTACTATTGCAAGCATGTCGCATAGAACTGACATGACACATGTAGAAGTTAATCACACACATTATGAAACAATGGTTTCAGATCATGTTGCAGAGATTATAAAAACGGAATATAATCGTATCCTCAAATAAATACTACAGTTATTTGTGAGAGGATAATAAGACATGAGTGAACTAAAAGTAAACGAGTACGATGTAGTACTTTTGAAAGCTGTTGATGGCGATACTGTCGACGTAGATATTGATTTAGGATTTGGAATTTGGCTAAGAGATGAACGTGTTCGTATTATGGGCATTGATACACCTGAAAGCCGTACTTCAGACAAAGTAGAAAAAGTATTTGGACTAGCAGCCAAGACTAGATTAAAAGAACTATTAGAAAATGGTGCTGTTTTAATTACTACAGAAGATAAAAGCGGTGAGGATATGAAAGGCAAGTTTGGACGTATCCTAGGCGATTTTAAAATACCAGACGGACGTAAAGTAACAGATGTGTTAATTGAAGAAGGACATTGTGTTGCATACTTCGGAGGTTCAAAAGACGAAGTACAAATGAAACATATGGCTAATAGACAAAAATTATTGCGTGAAGGTGTTGTTTCACAAGAAGACTATGACGAAGCAGTTGCACTAATGGAATCTAAATAGCAAAGATTACAATAATTAAGTAAGTCGTGTAGTGTAAAATCTGATCAACTGTTGAATATATCCAATACGTCTTGGTTCCATACTTTACATTTGTTTTAGATTGATACCACGACTTACTGTAATCAATTGCAAAGTGTGCTATAAAATCAAATAACAGAATCCATAGTGCATTAATTATTCCGACAAAAACGATAGCGACTAAAAATGCAAGCACAGCGTGATGTATACAGTGTATTAATAGTCTGCCATTTTTTAAATTAAGTTTTCCGCCTTTATATTCTAAACGTGATTGCAGTGCTAAGTCTGCTACAGCATGTTTGCATACAAGCAAAAACATAAAAATTAATTCAGTCATCAGTTTTTTCTTTTACTTCTCGGTATATTTGTTTTAAGTCGTCAAGTGAATAGACTTTTTCGTGTTCATCTATTGTTATATCGTGTTGTTCGAGTATTTTTTGTAAATGAGCAATTCTTTCTTCATAATCACTGTGCTGATCTCGTAAAGTTAAGACAACATTAAGTTTTTGATTAAGTCTAATTAAATCATTATCTAACATACGAATACGATCAATTAGTGCAATTAGTGTCATGCTTGCTTCACTAAGCACAGGATCGATTTCTTCAGTAACCCATTTCCAAATAAAGTATATAAAATAACCCATGCCACCTGCAGCAACAATAGGAAATCCTAATTCTTTAATTGTTTGACTTATCTCTACAGGATCCATTAGCGTCTGCGACCTTTCCAAACATCAGCAGCATTTACTCTGATAAACGGACGATTGGTTTCGTTTTTGTTTGGATTTTCAATAGTAATCATTACACGTTTGCCTTGATTAAATGCTTTACGTTGATTAATTAATTTTAATGCAGGATCATTTACACGTGTTTTCAATGAACCGCCGTGTTCGCCTTTGCTTGTTTGTGTTGATCTTAGTTTTTTCTTTCCCATTATATGTCGTCCTTATCTTCGCCGATTTTAATTAACCAGCCTTCTTTGTTAACTTTATATATATCGCCCGGTGAATATAAAGGCTGTTGTTTACACCCGAGGTTACCGTCACGGTCATAACCCATCACTTCTCCGGGCCAATCGCCTTCGACTCTAAATTTGTCTATACCACTATGTACTGTATAATCTAACCAAAACATTAGTCTTTCCTTGCATCTGTTTTACCGTCGGCTCGTGCAATACGATCCACATCTGGTCTTAATCCTAATGCGTTACTCATTAGTGTATCAATTCTAACTACATCATGGTTCATTGTTCTAATTCGGTTATCTAATCCCATAATAATGCCTTTTAAACTATTGACACTACTTGTAACACCTGCTAGTATGAACTTTAGCGTTAAAAATACAAAGTAACCTGCGCCTAGTGCGCCCGCAATAGGGAATCCAACGTCTGCTATGAATTTAAATATGTCACCCATTTTGTTCACTCATTAACTGCTAATGTTATTTATAGGATCGATGATGTTAAATACTCTTATGATAACGGAAAATGAAAATAAAACATGTGAAGAATGCGATGATCCGTGCGACGATTGTAGCGATCACAATGTGTTAAGTGATTGGATTAAATCTCAGCCAGTCAAAAAAGAGGTTGACAACGAAAAAGAATCATAATATATTATTAACATATCACTAACAACGGGGAGTAACCATGTACGTGGTTAAGGATAAGAACGGTAACGTAGTTGCCTATTGTAGCCAACATCAAGATGCACTAGCAATAGCTAGTGGCGCAATTGTAGATAAACAGAAATACACTGTAGAAAGAATGTAAATGATTGAAGGATTTAGGTTACCTAAAGTAACATTTAAAACACGTGTCCGTGATGATAGTATCGATGGACCAAACCCATTCCGTTGGGAAGATAAAACAACAGATGATTATTTTAAAGGCAAGCGAGTAGTACTATTCAGTTTGCCAGGTGCGTTTACACCAACATGTAGTACATATCAACTTCCAGGTTTCGAAGAGCATTATAACAAAATTCGTGATATGGGCATAGATGAAGTTTATTGCATGAGTGTAAATGATGCGTTTGTGATGAATGCATGGGCAAAACAACAGTGCATTGAACGTGTAAAAGTTATTCCAGATGGATCAGGAAACTTTACTCGTTTTATGGGTATGTTAATCGGTAAAAACCATTTAGGCTTTGGACTACGTAGTTGGCGTTATATGTGTATTATCAACGACGGTGTAGTAGAAAAGTGGTGGCAAGAACCTGGTATTAATAACGACGGCGAAGATGATGATCCATATATCGAATCAACACCAGAAAACTGCTTGACATACTTAAATAGTACTGTTAAAAAAGAAGTGTTCCAAGTTTAAGGAGAAAACAATGAGACATATTTTGTTAAGTGTTGTGGCAACTTTATTATTTGCATCTACTGCTTTTGCAAATGCATTTACAGCCACTGGAAAAGTAGAACGTATACAACCTGTATATACAAAAGTTCATCAACAGCAACCACAACAGGTATGTCAAAATGTTGAAGTACCAGTTTATGGAACTGTACAAGGAAACGGTGCCAACGGCGGTGACGTACTTGCAGGTATGATCATCGGCGGACTACTAGGCAAAGGTGCTACTGGTAAAGATAATGGTGCAGCCGCTGGTGCTGTTATTGGTGGAATTATTGCCGCAGACAAAGGCAAAAACAAACAAGTTATTACAGGCTATCGTACAGAAACACAATGTTCAACACAGTATGTTAACCAAACAGTAAGTGTTGTAAATGAATATGATATTACATATAATGTAAATGGTAGCCGTTTTACTATGCGTGTTAATCGTGTGCAAGGCGAAAATGCATATGTAGGACAGCGTAAACAATTCCGTGTTCGTTATCAACTCTTAAACTAAGAGGACTTTATGCCTAAAAAATTAATGAGTAAACAACAGCGTTTACGTCAAGCAGAACAAGAACACCAAGAGTTCTTGGCTAAGTATGGCGTGGATGATGCAAGTCTTAAACGTAAATTGTATAACAAATACGGTGAACGTAAAAGTGTAAACAAGATACCAGATTATAGTGAACACCAAGGACATGCAATCGCACTAAGCAATAATATTAGTGGTAGTGCTGCACAAAAAGATAGACAACAGTATACCGGTGACTATATAATTGGTATTGCAACAACACATAAAAGTAATCTTATGCCCGTTACAAGTCGTAAGCAGGCAGTAGAAGCTAGCACAATGAGACGTAACTAATGCCTATACATGCAACACTTGATTTAGAAACACTTGACACTTGTCCGCAAGCAACAGTGCTTACAGTAGGCGGAGTTAAGTTTGATCCATTTACTGCTAAAGATCCTTACGATAAATTTTATTATAAAATTAGTATCGACGACCAAGACAAACTTGGGCGCACAGCAAGTGACGGTACAATTGAATGGTGGGGTAAACAAGACCCTGCAGTAATGGAAGAAGCATTTGATCAAGATGGTGCAGTTACAGTTCAAGAGTTCTTGGATGCATTACAAAAGTGGGTCGTAGGTGTTGATGTTTTTTGGGGTCAAGGTTATGGCTTTGACTTTACAATATTAGAAGATATGTATCGCAGTGTAAAGCGTCCTATCCCATGGCAGTTTTGGCAAATAAGAGATAGTAGAACATTGCTACAATTACTACGTGAAGATCCACGTAAAAAAATGCAAACAAATTTACACAATGCATATGCAGATGCATTTTATCAGAGCAAAGCAATTCAAATTGCACACAGTGATTTAGGTGTTACAAGATGACAAGATGGTACGACTATGTTGCTGCATTTGGCTTTGCCAATTTTATAGCAATTAGTTTTTTTAATGTACCAGCACTTGGTGCTCTAATGGCATGGGGTGCATATGAAGTATGGATGCAAGTATATTGTCAGTATAGATTAAAACAGGAGAATGACAGATGGCGTTAGTGCCAATAGTAATTGATAAAACAAGTGCAGGTGAACGTAGTTATGATATCTACAGTCGTTTGCTTAAAGACCGTGTAGTAATGCTAAACGGTGCAGTAGAGGATCATATGGCTAACTTAATTGTTAGTCAACTATTATTTTTAGAAAGTGAAAATCCAGATAAAGACATTACGCTTTATATTAATAGCCCAGGCGGTGTTATTACAGCAGGTATGAGCATTTACGATACAATGCAATATATTAAACCTGACGTAACTACAGTTGTAATGGGTCAAGCCTGCAGTATGGGAAGTTTCTTAGCACAAGCAGGTGCACCTAATAAACGTTATGTGTTACCAAACAGTCGTACAATGATTCACCAACCAAGTGGAGGTGCTCGAGGTATGCAAAGTGATATTGAAATTCAATACAAAGAAATCACACATATGAAAAAACGGTTGACAGAATTGTATGTAAAGCATAATAATAAAGGTAAGACTTATGCTGACTTTGAACGTGACATGGATCGTGATACATTTATGACAGCGCAAGAAGCAGTAGACTATGGTCTTGCAGATAGCGTAATTGAGAAACGCTAAATATGAGACAGTGGACTATGTGTTCGACCCACTATAAATATTCCGCACACTCCATTAGCCAAGGAGTATAAAATGAGTTACTACTCGACAAAAACATATGGGCACAACATAGGATTAAGTGCCTGCTTTAGACAACCTAATGCACATTCACACTGTAAACTATTACACGGTTACAGTTTGCAATTTAAGTTTACATTTGCAGCAGACGAATTGGATGAGCGCAATTGGGTTGTAGACTTCGGAGGACTTAAACCTTTGAAGGCGTGGTTAGAAGATAATTTTGATCACAAAGTTGTTTTAACAAAAGACGATCCTTATATGGATTATTTTAAACAACTACAGCAAGTAGGATTAGCAGAGCTTACTGTACTCGATGGAGTAGGTGTTGAAAAGTTTGCTTATCATGCTTGGGTAAAAGCGCAAGAACTTGTAAACGAAATGACAAATGGTCGTTGTCGTTGTATTGAAGTTGAATGTGCAGAACATGGAGCAAATAGTGCAATTTACCGAGCGGAGTAAATGGGCGAATTGTCTTTAGATCTTAGATGGGGTGCAAGTTGGAAACAAAATAATCGTTACCACTGCACCTTATCTATAAAACGAGATTATTTCGATAACGAACGCTTCTCGACTTTTTTGTTTGATACGTTTGGAGATGCATGGGGATCTTGGAAATTTGATAAACATATACATGGTATAGAAATTTGGTTTAAAAGAAAACAAGACATGCTAACATTTAAACTATTGGTACAAACAAATAGTCATAAACACGATTAAGGAGAAATTTAATGTTTAATACAATTAAAAAACTATTAGGTGTAAGTGCACCAGAAGTAAAAGTTACAACAACTGATGCGCCTGCCGCAGATAAAATTAAAGCAGCAAAATCAAAAACAAAACCTGTAACTGTAAAACCAAAAACAACAAAAAATGAAAACAAACAAACTAAAGGCACACTAACAAAAATGACAAAAGTTCAAATTGATGAACTAGCAAAAGAAACATTTGGTGCTGACTTAGATCGTCGTACAACAAAAGATGCGATGATTAAAGAATTTCTTAAACTCCAAAAGAAAGGTTAAATTACAGTGACATACATTGTAGATGATGCTTGTATTAAATGCAAGTACACAGACTGTGTTGCAGTTTGTCCAGTAGATTGTTTTTACGAGGGCGAAAACATGTTGGTTATTCATCCAAATGAATGTATCGACTGTGGTGTATGTGAACCAGAATGCCCTGCCGGTGCTATTAAACCAGATACAGTAGAAGGTGCTGACAAATGGGTAGAATTTAATAGAAAGTATAGTGAGATTTGGCCAGTTATTTTCGAACAAAAAGATCCTTTGCCCGACGCAGAACAATGGGACGGTGTTGAAAATAAAATGGAACATTTTAGCGAAGAACCAGGCCCGGGCTCATAAATACTCTTAACAACCGAAAGGTAACCAATGCTATTAACAATAACTGAAGCCGCTGAAAACTACCTTAGAGATATGCTTGACAAGAACGAAAAAAACTTTGTAACATTGTCAGTCTCTGGAGGTGGCTGCAGCGGCTTTAAATATGATTGGGACTTTGCAGATACTCCCAATGGTACATTAATCGGAACGATGTTAAGTGTAGATCCAATGGCAGAAATGTTTTTATTTGGATGCACAGTTGATTACGTACAAGAACTAGGCGGAAGTTATTTAACCGTCATCAACCCTAATGCTACAGCCTCGTGTGGTTGTGGCGAAAGTTTTGCTGTTTAGATAGAGGAGAATTAGCATGGCATTAAGTAGTCTTGATATGAACACATTAGCTTCATTAAGATTAGAACAAAAGACAGTACAGTTTGTAAATGGACATGCTAAAGAACGATGGGATTTAAACGACAATGAAATGAGTGTAGTTGACAAATGGATTAACAACCGTATACTAGAATTAGAAAATCAAAAGAAAAAATATGAGGATTAAATGGAAAATAACTTTTTAGAAGAAATACCCATGAACTTGTTTGGAGATATTAACACGTTTCACGAAGCGTGTGATCAAGAGCCGTCAGAAGCAAACTATGATATGTATCTCGGTCTAATTGCAGAAGAATACAACGAACTTGCAGATGCTATTGCAGCAGACGATCGTCTAGAACAACTTGATGCACTTATTGATATTCTTGTTGTTACTATGGGTGCTATTCGAGCAGGCGGGTTTGACGGAGAAGGTGCTTGGGAAGAAGTTATGAAAACTAATTTTGCTAAAATTGATCCAAAAACTGGTAAAGTACGTAAACGTGAAGATGGCAAAGTACTAAAGCCAGAAGGATGGCAACCGCCAAACTTAGAACCATTCTTAGATAAAGTGATCCCAGAAAAGAACATTGTAATACAAAATACCTAAAGCATATATTTTGGATAAATATATGCAAATAAGGATAGTACAATGAAAGCCAGAGAGTTTGTTATAAACGTACCGATCAATATCAAAATAGATGGCGATGGCACTCCAAATTTGGATATGCCCAATACCAAACCTGCGGATCAAGTTCCTGACGAAGAAAAAGTAACAATGTCTCCGTTAGATCAAGAACTTGAAATGCGTAAAGCAGAAATGGGTAAGCAATCTAAATATGTTGATCAAATTTTAAGTGAGCCAGATGATGTAGATTTAGCACCCGCTGACAGAGATGACAGCGATGCAAGCATGGATAGATTCAGAGAAGATATGGGTTTAATACCTAACGGTAAGATCGGTGATATGAAAACCCAGGCAGCAGGTAAGCCGGAAGAACCTGAGAAAGAGGATAAGGACTAAACTCCTCTATAAATATTATAACAAAGGAAGCTCTGAACAATGTCTACTACAGTTTTAAAACATAAAAGATCCAATGTACAAAGTTCTGTACCAGGCACATCAGATGTTGTGTTTGGTGAAATTGCATTGAACACATTCGACGGTCGTTTATACTTTAAAAAGAACGACGGTAGTGGCGAACAAATTGTAACTCTCCTAGAAGTAACTGAAGAAAATCTGGCAATTGACAGTAGTCAACTTACTTACAGTACTTCGAACAATTTGAAAAATGTAATCAATGACCTCGATGATGCTATTGCTGCAGTTGCTAGCGGCAGTGGTGGCGGAATTGGATCTCACGAGCACGACGACTTGTTTGCATTGATTTTTGCAGTGTAAGGTAAGTGTATGCCAAATACGTTTAAGTTAAAAACATTTGACGGTAGTTTGCAGTCTAAAAACACTTTTGCTAGTGTTTATACTGTTCCTGCAGCAACTACTGCTATGGTTTTAGGACTTGGATGTGCTAATATTTTACCAGATACTATTTTTGTTGACGTTAAAGTTTTAAACAATGACGGCGACGATGTTTATTACATTAAAGACGCACCTATTGTTCCAGGCAGTACTCTGGAATGTATGGGCGGCAATCGTATCGCACTAGAAGTTGGTGATGAAGTACAAGTACGAGCAAACTGGGACAACAGTTTTAACGTACTAATGACAGTATTGGAGATAACATAAGATGCCTTATCTCGGTAATGATCCCAATACTGGTGTATACAAAACAAAACGATTTACATATGTTTATACTGCAGGCGTTGGCCAAGGTACATTTAGTGGCGTAGACGATAACGGAGAAACACTTTACTTACCAAAGTTTGGCGAAGTACTTGTATTCTTAGATGGTGTACTTATTCCGCCTACTAGTTATTCGCAAGGTGTTGACAGTGTTACACTTACTACTAGTCCTGCAGCAGGTACAGAAGTACAAATTATTACAGAACTTGAAAGTTCTTTAATTGATGCTTACACTCGTACTGAAACAAATAATGCTATTGACAACCGTTTAGGTATATGGTATAATCAAAACACAGACTTTACTGCAGCACCGCAAGGCAAATACTTTGTAGATGTTAGTTTAAACACAGTAACAGTTACACTACCATTAACACCTGACTTTGGCAATGAAGTAAAAATTGTCGATATTAAAGGTGCAAGTAGAACTAATCCAATTACAGTTGATCGTAACGGACATAAAATTATGGGTGTAGCAGAGAATTTAGTTATTAACAGTAATCGTGCTGCACTAGGACTAGTGTATTTTGACACAAGCGAAGGCTGGGTACTTACAGATAAATAATACTATTATTATGAGGATCTGTTTGCATGTCATTTGCGTTAGCTCACAAACGAAGACAAATTTTTACGTACACTGCTACACTAAATCAAGTCACATTCGGCGGCTTGGACGACTTGTCAAATACTCTTGACTTCCCTACAGGTGCAACACACAAAGTATATCATAACGATAGTTATGTAGATCCGAATAATTATCTTATTTTAAACAATAGTGTAATTTTTAATACTGCACCAAATATTGACAACGGCACACATACAATTAAAATTATTGTACAGACGCTAGAATCGTCGATGAATGATTATGCATTTAAAATTAAAACAAGTGCAGACGATACTGAAGCGTATTTGGTTCAAAATGATCCTAATTACAATCCAACAGATCCAAATACATATTACAGTAAAATAAAAATTGAAGACGACTATCTTATAGCAAAAGACTATGCTCATCAAAACTATGCAATTGGTGCAGCAATGGATGCAATAAGTGATAGTAAATCATTTGCACAAGCAGAAGTATTGCAAGAAATCAGTCGTGCTACTGAAGCAGAAAGTGATTTAGATACAAGACTTGCTATATTAGAAGCGGCAGCAAATCAGGGCTATGAACTTAATACATTTACTGCTACACAAGGTCAAACAACATTTACACTGAATTACGATGTTGGAATGATTGCAGTATTCATAAACGGTATTTTGCTTGACGAATCCGACTACACTGCTACAAGTGGAACAGATGTTGTATTAATAGAAGCAGCAGATGCAGGCGACATTGTTAGTATTCCAGAATATTCAACAAGTGGCGCAGTACAACAAGCAAACCAAGTAACAACATATTCAGGTGC